AATGGTGTAGCAATATCAATTACAGCTATCAGGACAGGTATAAGGACAGCAAGAACTGCTGGTGGTGAACCTAATTTGATGGTTTGTGACTATTCTACATACGATAACATCAAGTCTTTAATACAAGACCAGTTAAGGTATGTGTCTACTACAACAATCGCTTGGGGCATCACTACAATGAGCTTTGAAGGAATACCAATAATTGCTTCAAGGTTCTTGAATGTCGCAGCAGGGGCAGGGTCAAGCACTCCATACAACGCAAGAAGTTTATTCATACTTGATACAAATGTTATCGAGATGAGAGTGCTTCAAGATGTTTCGTATGAGGAGTTGGCTAAGACTAATGATAGCATTAAGTTTATGCTTAAATGCTATGAAGCTGAAGTCGTGAAAGCACCTCAATTTTGCCACGTGGTTTATGATATTGGATAGATAGGATAGTAACATTTATAAACTCTGGTGTATTAGTATATCAGAGTAAAAATGGCACATCCTACACCAATATGGTTAAATCAGTGGAAATTGAGAGAAGGACAGCATAAGAGTCCAAAGACGGAATTCAAACCAACAGCAAAATGGATAGAAAGACCCTGCAAGCTATGTGGTAAGAATGTTAGATTGACTGAAAGCAAAGCCGAAAAATACTGGGCTGGTTATTGCTCTAAAGAATGTTGTTACAAAGCGAGAAAGACAGGACTTTCAATTAAGAAAAAATGTCTTTATTGTAACAAAGAATTTAGAGTTGTTTCAGCAAGAATAAATTCAAAGTTTTGCTCAACAGAATGTCACGGGAAGGCGAGGCGAAAGTCTTGGTCTGAAACTGACAAGCATTTGAGGCAATCTTGGGAATACAGGAATTGGAAGGCTAAGGTAAATCTTAGAGACCAGTTCATATGCCAAGATTGTGGACAAAAAAACAGTCAAATAGCGCATCACTTAGACGATTGGAATTTCCATCCAGAGAAAAGATTTGAAGTTGACAATGGATTGACATTATGTAGAAGTTGTCACGCTAAAAGGCACAAGAAGGATTTAAATTTTTCACAGGCTCCTTGATTTTTCGGGGCTATCCGCAAGGATTAAAATATCATAATCAATTAAATTACAAGGAGGTTAATAATTTATGGCAGCAGCTTTAATAGCAAATACAAAAGTCGCAGGAGCATTACCAGAGATAGGGTCAAAAGTAGCAGTTTACACGGCTACAAAAGTGACTCAGAATGACTGGGTAGTTCTTAGCGACTTCACAGAAGTTAAGGAAGCAGTAGTTTACACTGTATCAGCAGGAGCTCGAACAGCAGAAGCTTTTACAATAGATGGGACTACTAAGAATAAGATAACTTTGACTTCTGCAGTAACTGGAGCAGTAAGTATAATCGCTATAGGTAATTAGTTGTTGTTTTTTAATGAAAAATGACAGCTGTAACAGTTAGCGATAGAAAGGAAATTGTCGGATTGTCTGGCGTAGAAGTAGTTTACGCAACAGCAGTTCAAGATGGTTATACTTATCAGTCCAGATTTGGAAAAATAAGAGCAGCTTTCTTTGCCCCTACAACAGCAGTAGCTTGTGGTGCGTCTTGGTCAAACGGGACAGTCACAGTTGCAGTTGGTGCAGGAACAGTAGCAGGCGCACTTATAATTTTCGGAGAGTAATGTATAAATTCGGCAAACTGAAAGAACTTGGTTTGAAATTCGTAAATGGAATTATAAAAAATGGCAAATCAAGCAGAAAGTCCAGACAGAAGCGTCCAACAAGGAAGCTTAGAACCAGTGCCAACTCGACAGACAGGGAAAGAGAACAAAGGGTTACTTGCTCCGACACAAGACGATATGACGGAGCAGAGAAGGAACAAGTTTGGAGAGACAGGCAAGGAGAAGCTTTTTGGAAATAAAGGCGCTGAGTTCCCAGTTGTTCACGTTAACGATATTGACACTTACATTAACCCAACTCGAAATGATAGGATAAGAGGAAGCAATTCAGACCAAAACCCAGAAACTGGATTTGGCAGACATTCTTGTCAATAGGGTTTACAAACATTTAAATATCAAAATTATTTTATATCATAGGTAAGAACCTAAAGGAGCAAGAGCATATGATGTTAAGAAACGAAAAAGGACAATTTGTAAATGGAAATCTTCCTTGGAATACAGGAACAAACGAGGCAGTTAGTCCCAAATCTGTAGAAGTTCTATTAAATTACACTAAACAAAATGGCTCCGCAAGAAAAGGAAAAATAGGAGTTCGTGGAGAAAAGCACTATAATTGGAAGGGCGGAATAACTTCTTTAAGTAACGGAATTAAGGCATTGGGAAAATATAAAGAATGGAGAATGAAAGTTTTTATGAGAGATTATTGGACTTGTCAGTTCTGTGGAAATAAAATCCAGAAAATAGAAGCACACCACAAAAAGCCATTTGCTCAAATAATGAAAGAAAATAACATAAAAAGTTATGAAGATGCTATGAACTGCGATGAACTTTGGGATATAAATAATGGAGTCACTTTATGTTTGGTTTGTCATAATCTGACTAAGGGAGTAAAGAATGGCTTATAAATATGTAACTGAACAGGACGTCTATAACAGGTGCGGTCTAACTATAAGTGAAGTGAACCTAACAACGAATACGAACATAATTAACGATAGCGAAGCTGAAGTAGAATTGATTACAGGCAGAAAATTCACAAACGGGAATGCTGTAACTGAATATTTAAATGGACCTAAAGTCGATATACTTAGTTATGCAGGACAAAAAGCCAAGACAATCACAATTTCAAATTATCCTATCCAATCTATTACAGGTTTTAGCACACTAAACACCGACGGAACAATTCTCAAAACTTACGCAAATTTATCAGGTGCGCAAATCATTGCTGGAACATTCGATACAGTAGATTACTGGTTAAACACTATCGAAGACCAGATGACTAATGTGGTAATTCCATTCGGAAAAATCACAATGAAAACAGACGAGTTTATGCCCGGAATTTCTAACATAAAAGTTACTTACACTTACGGATATTCAAGTGTCCCAGCAGATATTAGGTCTCTGGTTAGTTGTATTGCAGGTGTAAGAATGTGGATACAATTTTTAGGCGGAAAATATAATCGATTGGACAGTTATTCTATTCCTCAGCAAACAGCAAACAAAGGAGATTTGTTTTTGAGAGGAGAAAGAATGATAAACCAGCTGACGCAAGAAGCAGAAAGGCTGTATCTAAGAATAGGCAAGAAGGCACGAACAATGCTTTTCTCGTCTGGATTAGACAGATAAAGGAGACCAAAGATGGCAAGCACTTGTATTTCAGGAGATAGAGACTTCCAAGAAATACTCACAGATTTCAAGCGAACAATTAGTTATGAAGCTAACTCGAAGTCTATTGACCCAATGACTGGGAGCGAAGTTGACACTTTCGCACTGCCTTTTGATATTGATGTTATTTATTTTAAAGAGGATTGTAGGTATATTTTTGACAAAGAGGGACTAACTCAAGTCGGAGACTGCTATTTGATGGTTCCAATATCAGAACCAGTTAATTATCTGCAAGTAACTGGAACAATTAACCCTAATTTAGTAGGCTACTACAAGCAAGATGCACTTTATAATGGGCAATATTCTTACACAAATGGAGTAAACTGGATTTACGCTTTTACTAATTATTATACTGTAACAATAACAGGAACAACAAGTCCAGATTGTTCAGGAGATTATGTTTTATCGGGGGTTTATCCACCAATGATTGGCTCATCTGCTTATGTTAGGACAGACGGAGCGTATTGGATATGGTATGACACACCAGCTGGAGGCTATGTTATTTCTTCTTCATTAGGAAATGATGCAGATTGTTGGGTTGGAGGAGCTACAATAGTAGGGACTTATATTCCGCACGGAGGAACTTATACTGGAAATTCTATTGTAAATTTAGGGACTGGAAGTTATTGGGCTATTTCACAGACTCTTGGAGACTTAACCGGAAAATGGTTCTTTGGAACTTCGAGTGTAGGAACATACGCACCACTTGGTGGAGCTACTGGAACGGCGACGACAAACACGCTTTCAAATATTTCTGTAAAACGATATGACAAATTTACAATAGATGGTAACAAATACTATATTGAAAATGTTATAAGGAGATATGTATTATCGACTGCTATGTTTGATTATGCAGTATGTTTCTTGGTAGATAGCGCAGGAACAGGAGGCTCATAATGGACGAAGAACAAATAGCAAAATTGCTTGACCATATCGGTGCACTGATTGAATTGAAAGCAAAAAGATTATGTCCAGTCGATATGGGCGCATTAAGAGCAAGTATCAGGCACAGAGTTGAAGGGAATAAAGTAATCATTTGGACAGACATTGAATATGCTCAAGATATGGAATACGGAAGACCCCCCGAACCTTTAGACGCAGGAGAAAAGGAAAGTCTAAAAGATTGGGCAAAACGACATAGTCTCCCAGCTTACGCAGTAATAAGGAAAATTGAGACAAAAGGAATAGAAGCTGGAACTACAGAGAAACCAATAAAGACTGCTGGTGGAACATTCCGCCCGTTTATGCGTCCAGCATTGTTTCAAAGTATGACAGACATTAAATCACTAATCAAGTCGGAGTTGAGCTAATGAGCACACTAAATATCGAACAAGTGAGAGAGGAATTGTGCAATACTTTAAGAAGTAATGATGTATTCAGTATAACTTTACGTGGTGTGACTACTAAAACTGATACTTTAACAGCAACAGCTGGACAAACAATTTTAAATCTTACTTTTCCAAGCGTTCATAACATTAGGAGTCTGACAGTTAATGCGACACCTTACAGCTTATTCAAAGATTACACAATAAACTGGACAACGGGCGTAATAACAATGAATGTAGGATTAACATTAGCCGACGCTGTAATCGTTATTTATGATTATGGAGCAACTGACAAAATATATCCTGACTTTCCAAGAGAAGATATTTCGCTTAAAAGTTATCCAAGAATAGGCATACAATTAGTTGGAACAAGCACCGAACCACTTGGTTTAGGCGGAATGGTTCACATTAGTGATTTGATGATTACGATAGGAACTTGGATGCCAGTTAACAAAGATAGCGATATTACAGGGGCACTTGGCGGAACAAACGATATGAGCGTAACATTATCTAAGATAAGAGATGTAATCCGAGCAAACGCAAAGAGTTTTTATACTTTCAAATACATATATCCAAGTGGAACAACTCCGATTATGTCAAGCACGAACAACAAGATTATTCAGCAAGGAGAAAATTTCATAATTAAATTTGTAGTAGAAAATAATTAACAGGAGGTAACAAATGAAAGAACAAAAACAACAAAAATCTGCAATAGAGACCGCCTTTGAAATGTTGATAAAGTTCTTAGCTGGTGCAACCGCAGTTTTATTTATGGGTTGGCTAATTAAGATTTTGTGGAAAGCTTTATTTTAATGAAAGGAGGTAAAAACAAATGGCAGCACAATATAATGTAAGTGGAGCATATAGCTATGTAAACTATGGTTATGAAGCAACATACGGAGCTGGAGCAGTAAGTGCGAGAACTTTCGGTCACGGAGTAAAAGTAACTTTAACTCGAAAGAACAATATGGAGAGGATACACTCTCTTGGAGCAAGGAATGCCCAAGCAACAGCCGCACTCAAATACGAAGGCTCGGCGAGTGTAGAGTTCATAATGGCTGATGCCAGCTTCTTTAGAGCAATACTCGGAGCAGTAGCAGACGGAGGAGTTGGTCCTTATACGCATACATATACAGAAACAAACAGCCTTCCAAGCTTTGCGATAGATACTGGAACAGAATTAGGAACAAACGATGAAGTTACAGAGTTGAAAGGATGCTTAGTCAATACGGCAACTATGACGGCAACGACTGGAGAAACAATAAAAGTCAGACTTGAATGCCCTTATCAGACAGAAACACTGGCAACAACAGGAATAGGCAGTCAAGTAGCAGAGACATTCGACGTATTCACTTTCGCTCACGGAATTTTGCAGTTACCATCTGGTTCGACTATTGGAGATGTTCAATCATTTGAATTGACAATCAATAATAACCTAGAACAGATTTGGGGATTAGGGAGCAGACTTTTAACAAGTCAGGTAGCAAAGATAAGGCAATATGAAGTGAGAATGACAGTAACTTTCAAGGATGTAGCGCAATTGCTCACAAAGTTCTATGGAGCGGTAGGATTACCATTAGACCAAAATACACCAGCAGCACAAGCGACTATGATATTAACATTTAGTAATGGACTAACAAGTATAAACGAGAGAAGTATAGTAATGACTTTCGCAAATGTTTATTTGAATGAGGAAACATTACCAAAAGACGTTAATGAAGTAATCAAGGAAGATGTATCTGGATGGGCTCACTCTTGCACAAGCATAGTCTGGACGAACAACACAGCAGTAGACGCAGGAACCCCTTAATTAACTAAACTAAACGGGAGGTTAAAAACAAAAATGAAAACCGAAAAAATAGAGTTCGAGATAGACGGAGTGAAGCATACCGTAGAATTGAGAGAGCTTAACTTTGGAGAATACAATCAGTTAGAAGAAGAAGCGACAGACATAAAGATAACTGGAATAACTCCAATAGTCAAGATAAGCACGGCTAAGTTAAAAGAATTGAGCATACTCAAATCAGTGGTAAGCTCAACAGTTCCATTAAAGACAGTCGAAGACATCAGGAAACTACCAAGAGAGATAGGCAATATGCTAACAGAAAAGGTAACATCACTCAATTCTCTTGAGGATAAAAAAAAAGACTGATACACGATGTAGTTAATGGCTCGATAATCGGCGATAAGGAGCTTATGAGCGGGATGTATTACTTCGTCTGTGCTAAGGAGTTCGGATGGACGCCAGAACAAACAGACAAAGTGGACATTAAGAAGATAAACATAATGCTAACCTTTTTGGAGAAGGTCAGGGAAAGAGAAGCTAACGAATTGAAAAATGGCTGATATAGAAGCAGTAGTAACGCTGAAAGGAGAGGGCGGAGCAGGAGGAGGAACCGCCCAAGTTAGCGGAGCACTTAAAGGATTGGTTGCGACTATAGTAAAAGGGAATATTATATCTCAATTGATAGCAAGCACTATAGGAAAATTGTTCAATTCTATGAAGGATTTCCCTATGTTCACGGCGATATTCAAGCTATTCAAGCTAATCTTGATGCTTTTACTACTTCCTCTTATACCTATTCTCAAGCCGGTTCTCCTTTGGCTTGGGGAAATGGCTAAGAAACTTGCTCCGATTATGATGGAGATAGCGAAGAAAGTCGAAACAGCTATGGCTGCGGGAGGTTTCGGAGCGGCAATTGCAGTTTTGATAACGGAGCTAATCAATGCATTGATGCCACTTGTTCCTACTTTAATTAAAGCCTTTGTTGATGTTATAATTGCATTGGCTAAAGCAATTCCCCTAATCATACCCCCATTAGTGCGGGCATTCGTAGTCATAATAACCGCTCTCGCCGAAGCACTTCCAGTAATAATCCCCGCACTGGTAGAAGGATTTATAGCAGTAATAACGGCTTTGATTGGTGCTTTGCCTTTATTGATTGATGCGTTTGTCAAAGTGATTATGGCACTCATACCTTTAATCCCCCAGATTATTCGGGCTTTCATAACTTTCATAACTGCTATTATACCTTATGTTCCGATAATAGTTATGGCATTAGTCAAGGCATTCGTGGATATAATAGTCGCATTACTTCCGTTCTTGCCAGTGATAGTCAAGGCGATAATTGATGGTTTCATAGCCTTCATTGAAGGAATATTGCCTTATTTGCCTATGATTGTCACGATGCTCGCACAGGCATTAGTGGATATAATCAAGGCACTGATTTCACAAATCCCAGCATTTGTCAAAGCATTCATAGAGGTTATTAAGGCACTCATACCTTTGATACCTCAACTTGTCAGAGCATTTGTCGAGGTAGTCAAATCTCTTATTCCTTTCATTCCGCAACTCATAAAGGCATTTGTAGAATTTGTGATTGCTTTAATTCCTTATATTCCGCAGATAGTGATTGAGATAGTCAAGGCATTTGTGCTGATTATTATAGCAATAGGTAAGGAACTTCCCGGACTGATATGGAGCTTAGTCAAATCGGTTTTTAAAGCAATAACTTCTTTATTCGGCGGAGGAAAACAAATAGGCGGAACAGTCCCTATGACAGGTCCCTATATACTGCACAGAGGCGAGAGAGTATTGAGTGCAACTGAGTCAACACCAAAAAGAGAAGGCGGAGCCACTACAATAAACATCAATGTAGACAAGCCCACAATAAGTAACCCTCAAGACATAAAGAATTTGGTCAGAGAGCTTGAAAGTAAATTGCAGAGCGAATTGAGGAAGAGGGTTAGTTACACATAATGGAAGATTTAATCAACAAAATAGGAGAGATAAGTAAACGACAGGAACTTACGAACAAGTTTCTGTATATGATATTAGAGGAAATCAAAAAAATAAACAAAACGGAGGTAAAAAATGACATACACAATAACCACTAATGCAGGTGGAACTATCTTCACAGCAGGATTAGGTACAGTCAGAAGCGAGAGTATAACAAAAGATAGTGATTTGTTTGCTATGAATATGCCCTTGTCTGACAGCGACGCTACTTTTATTCTGCCAGCTCTTTTTGGAGTAAGTAGGAACATAAAGATAGAAGGAACTTTCACGACATCTGATGGGACAATAACAACTTTTTTAGACCAACTATACGGACTAATTGATGGTTCAACGTCAAGCAAGAAGTATCATAGTGATACGACTGGACACGATTATTATGTAGCAATAGCTTCAGTTGAAGGAAAAAGGGGAGAAGCAGAAGTTTCTAAGATAGACTGGTCAATTAGTATGACTGAGTGTGAACAAAGCGCATAATGACAATTCAAACACAAGTAAACGTCAATGGAATAGATGTAACAACATACTTGAAAAGTTATGAATACGAGAAAGTATATGGCGACGCAATCTCAGAAATATCAATAGTTTTGAATAGGAAAGTAAATGATATTCTGATATTAAATTCAGGACAATCGGTTGAAGTCTGGAGAGGATACATTACGCCCACAGACACAAAGGTTTTCTCTGGGTATATAGAGAAATATGACCCAGAAGGTGGTATAGTCACAATAAGCGCAAATGATAAATTATGGAAAGCAGTCAGAGGAGAAGCAAACTTAGTTTATGATAAAGATGTTGTAGGCAGTCCAGCTTATCCCAACGGAAAAATCAGCAAGATATTCCAAGATTTGATAAATAGTCACAGTAATATTTTGACTTCTTATGGAGTTAATACTAATGTAGTGGCAAACAAATTAAAGGATACTGGGGCTGATTTTGTAAGCAACGGAGTTCAGGTCGGAGATTATGTCTGGAATGTGACGGACAATCTATTTTCAATAGTAACTAATGTTGATAGTCAGACTCAGCTATCACTGGCTGACGACATTTTCCTCGCAATAACCAAAACTTATGAAGTCATACCTCAAACAGGAATAATAGCTGATAATGTGAGTGTTCAAGATAGCAGTTTAGACCCTGCCAATCCTTCTCTTGACAAATTCGTCTGCAATCACGCTGACCCGTTCGAAAGATGCAAAGCATTAGCTACTTGTTTAGGATGGCAATTTTATTACAGGGCAGATACGAATAAAGTCTATTTTGAACCACAAGGATTTCTCTCTAATCCGAATACTCTGACAGTCGGAGATAATGTTATAAAAGTTCCAAAATGGACGTATGATACGACAGAAATGTGCAATGATTTGACTGTTGTAGGTGCTCAGCAGATGATTGAAACTACAGAAGGGCAAGTAACTTCAGACCCTCCAATGAATGGCAAGATAGGAAACGCTCCCGGAGTAAACAATTATAACCAAGGGTATAGAACTGATTATGTCCAGTTAGGTTATGTTCCATATTCAGTAAAAGTCTGGTGGAGTCCAACCGCTCCGCCACCAGTAACTTCATTGAAAATTGGGGGTGTTCCAGATAGCACGACAGTATTTGATTATTACGTTGACCAGAACCAGAAAAGGATTTATCCGAAAGATGGGACGACTTTCCCGAATAATAACTATTTTATGGTAAATTATTCTCTATTGATACCAGTCCCAGTGCATATGTCCTCGCCCGGAAGCATAACAAAATATGGAGAATTTAAGAAGACACTCACTTATACAGACATTAGAACAGTAGCGGACGCACAGGCGAGAGGGACAGACTATCTATCTAAATATGCAGAGTATTTCATTTATACAACTATGGCAGTCAATATAGCAACAAATCTCGGGTTAGATACGGGACAGTTAATTCAAGTTGTAGATAATGTTTCACAACCGAATGTAAATAAACTGCTTTTAATCAACAGAAAAAGGTTTAGGTATCCATCTGATTATGACGAAATAGACGTAGGAGATAAGATTTGGAGACTGGCAGAATGGCAAGGTTCTATCGAAGAGAAATTGAAGAGAATGCAGGAGAAAGAATATGAGAATACGGATTTCGTAACAGAGTTAGTAGATGTAGATAATTCTATCACTTCGCCAATAAATCTGAAAAATAGATATTTCAAAGTTCAGACTCAAACGGTTTTAGGAAATGACATTTTTATATTTGGAAATCCAACTTATGGAATACTTGGAACAAGCAGATTAGGAGACGCAGATATGGGGGTATTGACTAATGGGATAATTCAACAATATAACAATATTTATACGGAAAATTTGTATGACAATGATTTCAAGGATATTGTAAACACAACTGCGAATTGGGACACAACTTCTCACGCAATACTATTCGCAGTCGCTCAACAGGCTCAAAGTTTGAGTATAGATTACAATAATGGAGTAATTACTTCAGCGAGATTAACTGCGATTGAAAATGGCGGAGCTTTTCCTTATCAATACTATTTAACCTCTGATGGGGGAACTCATTGGGAAAGTGTTACAAATGGAATATTACATACTTTTACAAATACAGGAATTGATTTAAGATGGAGGATAATCAATACTGCTGGCGAAGTGGATAAGATTACGATAGACCAATATCACTAAATGTCATCAGAATATTTAAATATCAAGATAACATAAAAAAACTATGGGAACAGGCACTTTAATAACTAATTCGGGAAGACTGATAGCCTTGAACAGGACATTCAAGGCAGTGCCAGATTATACCGCTCCTATCAATTTTGAAGTAGGAATAGGAACAGCAACCCCAAGTCCAGCAGATACTGCATTAGCAAGTTGGACATTTACTAAAGCGACAAGTGCCGTTACTTTCGATGAGCCAAACCTGAATGTAACAACCCAAGGAGTCTTACTTACAACAGAAGCTAACGGAGTTACTCTAAGTGAGTTTGGACTGTTCAACGCAGACACACCAGCAAAGATGATGAGTCACGCAGTGTTTATGGGAATAACCAAAGATGCGAGTGTTCAGGTAATCATAACAGAAAAGGATGTGATAAACTAATGGAGATAAAATTTTCAAAACAAGCTGAGGATATGCTAAGCCAATTAGCAAATAAGGAAGAAATAAAGGTAAAGTTAGTTCAACAAGCAAACGAAAGGGCTATGTGGATTACTGGAAGCGATATAATTAAATTTTTAGTCACAGGGAAAGTGGCGGAGAATATGCAATGACAGGGACAGGAATTTTCCCCAAAATAGATGGAGATATTTTCTATGGTCAGGACGCTAATTTATGTTATTTCGGGGTTTATGGGAATAATGTGAATTATGGAAATAAAACAGTCACAGGCGTAGCAATACAAATACTTGCTTCTAACACTAATAGAGTTACGATGCTTATTTATAACAATTCAGCGACGGATATTTATATAGGAACCAGCGGAGTAACAACAAGCAATGGCTATAAAATACTTTCAGGGGATACTTATGTTTACAATGATAATGATGCAATTTACGCAATAGCAAGTGGAGGAAGCAACGATTTAAGATATTTCGAGGTAACTAACTAATGGCAATGTCAACAAACCAGATAACTGTAACAGGCTCAGCTACTTTAATCAAGTCAGCAAATTCAAGCCGAAAGAAAATAGTTTTGCAAAATCTTAGTGACAGCACTATTTATTTAGGGGACGATAGTTCTGTAACTACAAGCAATGGTTATCCTATTTTATCAGGAGATACATTCCAAGATATGTCTTCAACAAGTGCTTATTATGGGATAGTTGCAAGTGGCTCAAAAGTTATATGCTTCATTGAGGAGGAATAATGGCAAAACCTAAAAAGAAAGGCTTTTTAGTTAGTTCTACGCAATTCGGCAATGGTTCTGACGGAGAATTATATTTTACTACTGGAACAAAGACTTACGGTAATATGACAAGTCCGACTGATTATTCCGTCTCAGGAAACACACTTTATCTAAAAACAAACAGATTATATCAATTCACGAAAATGACGTTGGGTAGTGGATGCATTCTATCTACGCAAGATACTTCTGGAGCAGTTATGATTATTTTATGCAAGGGAACTTCTCAAATTGACGGAGGAGTTACTTCTCAATTAAACTATTATGGGCAAATAACAAGTTCATATACATATAAGTCTACAACTTTTAATTGTCCGAGCGTAGGAGAAGGTGGAGGAGGTGGAAGAGGCAGGGATTATATCGGAAATTATATCAACACAGGAGGAGGGAGTAGTGGTTTCGGTGGAGGAGGCTCTGGAGGAGGCGTTGCTGTGAGATGGTCTGGTCCGGCTTCACAAAATGGAAGTGCTGGAGCTTCTGGTTCAAATAGCATAGGAGCGTCTGCAGCGGGAATAAACGTATATGTTGGAGATGAGAGTGCTACAAGACAGTCGGCAGGAAATGCAGGAAATACGGGGAGTGGAGGTGGCGCTGGTGCATCAATAGCTAAAGGACAAAGTGGCGGAGGTTATTTCGCATCAGCAACTGGAGGCTCTGGAGGAGGGGGCAGTTACGGAACTAACGGCGGAGGAGGTTGGGCAGATAAAAACGGAGTTGGTTATTATGCAGCAGGTGGAGCGGGCGGAGGTGCAGGTGGACAGGCAGGCAAAAGTGGTTTGCATATATATTTTAGATGCAAAAGATTAAATTTCACTGGGACAATAAATACAAGCGGAAGTGCGGGAACTAATGGAGGTTCTGGAGGATTAGGGGATGTAGACGCATATAATAGTGAAGGATTTGCAAGCGGAGGTGGAGGAGGTGGAGGAGGTGGAGGTGGCAATGCCGGAAATATTTATTTTTACTATAGCAATCTAACAGATAGTGGTTCTAAAACTATGAATGGCGGTTCGGCTGGAAATGGAGGGTCTGCAGGAACAACTGCTGCCGCAGGTGGATTTACAGCTCACGCCCCTACGGCAGGAGGTAATGGGACAGTTGGTTCTTCAGGTTCTTATACTTATAAAAAAATAGGGGTTCCTATATCATTTTGATAAATCAAAAAATAGTCAGCGCCAGTGGGGAGTATTATGGAAGAATTAGACGTATGTTTGATGAGTTAGTTATTTCGGACACAGAAAGAAACAGAAGCCATATGGAAACATTATTGGGTGAAATAAGAGCCAATTGCAAGGCAGAAGTCTATGACGAATACGACCATTTATACAGAGAATTTAAACAGGTTGCAGACGAAACAAAAGCTTTAAATATCAAAAAGACGCCTTAATTCTATGGGAAGTCAAAGATTTCAGCTTGACAGGGAAGACCTTACAAGTATAGCCAAAGGGTTCGGTATAGGACTGGCAGGAGCCATTCTTACCTATGCGACAGAATACTTTGGAAACATAGACTTCGGTGCGTATGCGCCTCTTATAGCAGCCTTTGGGGCTCTATTAGCCAACGTGATAAGAAAATGGGCAGTGACAAACGAAGCACCTAAATATGTTGATTTGACACAACCAGAAAAATAACTTTCAATTTTTTTTTTAAAATTTTCAAATAACAAAGTTTATAAATATGGAATATCTATCATATCTATGGCAGAGATATTGGATATTGCGGATTTGAAGGAAAAGCTCGACGGATTGGGAATTGAGGAAATCCTAAAATCAGAGGTCACAAAATATGGAACCAGCGCAAAAGTAGGAGTCTCCAAGAAGTACCTCGGAAAGAAGACCATAATTCTCATTCTCCGATAAATATAAAAACCATATGAATTAAACTAAAGAGGGGATAGTTCTGATGGTGATTCACATTGCAATCCCCCCACCCAAAAGTGACAGCATTCTAAGGGAAAGATATAAATATGGCAAAAATGGAGTAATTCTACAATGGGAATCACTGCTTTGAAGACAAAGACAAAAAGCATATGAAAATAGGCACGTCCCAGTGCAAGGTAAGCAATTCGTGAGTAGAGAAATGCCAACAACAACGAGACGATGATATGAGTCTTAAATCAGGTCAACCTGAAGTCGGAAGGAACAGGGCTCGAAAATGGCTGGAGTTTGGTTAAATCCACAAAAACTTCTGGCTTATCTTAAGGAGCTGTTTAGCAACTTTCATACGAGGTGAGTAACTAGCTGGAGACTGACGCTTAGACAAGCGAACAAATCTGGCGATTTTACGTCACACTAACCAAAGTTGCAAGTCAGAAATGCGTTAGTATTAGTAAAACAACAAAGAAAAGTAAGACAATGAAAACAGAAATAAAAAGCAATCAAAATATTGAAAAGGAATATAACGGCGAGAAATCCAAGGGGATAGAAATATCTGAGGAGATTTTTTCATTCAGGAAACCAGCAAGCCAAGAGGAGATGACCAAGAGCGTTCAGAGCTTTTTTCTGAGCGAAATAGGCAGGGAACTGTCAAAAGAAGAGTTGACTGAATATTTCAAACTATACAAATCAGGAAAGACTAACTTTTGGCATTATGCAAAAAAGATACAAGATACGAATAAGGTGTAGGTTCTGTGGCAACTGGCACAATAGAGAAACCAAGAACGTCATCGACTATAAATTCAAATGCGTCTATTGCGACAAACTAAATTCGGCTAAATGCTGTGACTTTTGGGTGACAAATTAGGAACAGAAAGATATATATAATCATAAATACATTATATTCATAAGATAAACCGAGCGCATCTTGACAACAAGACGCTTTAGGAAAAAATGGAAACAAAAAAAACAACAGGAAAAACAATCGGCGACAGGATTTCTGAAGAAGTAAAAGCCTACAAAGGAGTTTATAAAACCCTTGTAGAATTAGGAAATAAACAACCAGCAGCAGTTATCGCAGACGAAATTGCAGCGCAGGTTTATATCTGGCAATCAGTTGCCCGAGAATTAAAAGATTTCTTCGAGTCTGAAAAGGCTCGATTGGAGGCAAAATGACAGACCAAAGTTGTACGACTTTTGCACATCTGCCAGAAGTCTGGAAGGACGGAATTGTGCCAGACGAATTAAGAGATGTAGAGACTTGGAAAGCAGAGATAGACGAAAAGTCGGAGGTAGAAAATGAGCAAACCAACATTATTTGAGCAACATAGAGAAGCAGAAGGACTTGCTAAGGAAGAGCAAGAAGACAAGGAAGATGAGGGATTTTCTGATTTTATGCAGTGGAATAAAAGTGACCTTAAAAAAGAGTTTGCAGATGATTTCCACTGTTTGCCGGAGCAAGTAGAGGACTTTTATCCAGACGATTTTGATGAGTTTTGCAGGAAGATATACAAGGAGGATAAAAAATGAGAGGTTGCGGAAAGCCAGAGATAAATTCAAAGACTGGGAATATATCTATTTGTTGCGGTGATACTTTAGACGAAAGAACAAATCCAGAAACAGGACAAATAGAATTTCTATGTTATTATTGCCAAGAATGCAAAGAAAAATACGATAATCTGAAAAAAGGAAAAAGAATTATGATACCCATAGAATGCTATCTCGATGATGACTTCAGAGAGAATTATTTTAAACGAATAAGAATAATCAAAAGAGAGCAATCTGCTCAGGAATTGATTGATGAAATTAATTTAAAACAAAAAGGAGGTAAAACAAAATGAA